TTCGGACGGTTGGTCGCAATCAAGCTCGACAGCAATCGAAAAGGTCACTGGTATTGGCTGTGTCACTGTGACTGTGGAAATGAAAAAATCATTCAAAGAGAACATTTGACCGGTGGCCACACTCTCTCGTGCAGATGTCTCACTATTGAATTTCATCGCAAAAGATTGCTGAAGCATGGCGAAGCAAAACGAACACCTGAATGGTCGATTTGGAGAGACATGCGCAATCGATGCAACAATCCAAACAATCAAGCATATAAAAATTACGGCGGTCGCGGCATCACGATATGCGAACGATGGTCGAACTATAGTAATTTCATCACAGACATGGGACGCAGACCAACACCCAAACATATGCTTGAACGTACTAACAATAATGCTGAATATTCGCCCTCCAATTGCGTATGGGCGACCAGAAGTGAACAAAACAAAAATCGTCGTAGTCATGGTGGTCGATCCAAAGCTAAACAAATGGATGGATAGCAAACACCGAAGACGAAGGTGGCGACCTCACAATGCCAACATTCGACATGGCTTGCGTTTTGCCAGTACCCGGATCCGTCGTGATAACTGATCCGATTCCAGCCCGTGATGCACTAAGAACCTGCGTCTTGTTCATGTAATCTTGACCTGTGGGTTGACCCAAACCGTCGCGAACGCCTTCATCAGTCGCACCAAAGCACGCACCCGCCCTGCGACCTGTGGCGTAAAGCTCACCTGCAAGAACTGCTTATTCATGCTGAAGAAGGAATTCCAAGCCGAGAAGCCACTCGGTATCGTCTGCGTGAACGCCGCGGCGCCAAAATTACCGATCGCCACCGAGCTCAACGCATTGAACACTGCGACCGGAAAACCACCTGTACCAACAAGCGCAGGTGCAATCGAGAAGCCGCCGACCCCGGTTGCTGGATTGGCGGTGCCCGATCCATTCCAATTGCCACCATTGAGCCGCGCCCACCCCAGTTGCGCACCAAAATCAAAAGCGAAGCAAATCGTGTTTGCTCCAATTGTGCCAATATTGCCTACGTTGGTGTTGTTGATCCAAATATTTCCATTCTGCTGCACCAAAAAATAGTAAGTGCTGTCATTGTTAACTAACGGCGCTGTCGCCGTGCAAATGCCGGCGCCGAAACCTGCTCCTGGCGTGCTCCAAGAAACTTCAAAATACGCCTTGCCAGAGGTCAACCCGTTGGTCGCGCGCACGCCAACCTGGCTCGTTCCCGCCGTCGACGTAGCAAAAAGATTACCGTTGGATAAATTGACGCCGGCAGATTTATCGCTTGGATTCCACGTCGTCAGCGCTGCAGCCGGCATATTGTTCCAAATGCCGGCAGAAATCGGCAGTGCTGTGACAATACCCAATGCTCCCGGCGCGCTATCAATGAAACTACCAAGCGTCGATCCGACCGTACCTTCATATTCAAGCAATACGCCGATATCAGCATTGGTGAGCACTCCCGATGTCGAAAGGATCTCAACGGTCGCCGTGCGCGATCCAAGCAAGATATTTTCGGCGTCAAACTGAAAACAAGTCACTGGCATCACCAGCGTATCTGCATTGCTGCTGGCGATCATCTTCAAACTAAATGGCCCTACATCATCGAATGCACCGCCAGCAAAGACCGTATTACGATCGGAAACCGTCCGCCCTGCTTGCGTCCAGCGCTCGTTGATCACGTTGGTGCCATCCCAGCAATTGACCAACTCGACTTCGTCTTGCGAACTCGGACTGCCCGATGGCGACGTGGTGGGAAAGCGAACAACGGCTGGTGCGATCAAACAGCTGTCCATTAACAGCTTGAAAGGAAGCGTTTGAGGAGTAAAAAGACTGCCTGTAACGTTGCTGAAATCCACACCTCGACATGTCACCAACAGCGCGCTATAACTGCCATTATTCATGAATGGTGTGGTCGGTGGCGTACCTTGAAACGCAGATGGTGTATTGATCCACACAAACTCGAATGGCGCACTACCATTCAACATTATCTGATGCGCCGCATTAGCGAACTGAACAACGGTATTGTCAAATACAATCCTTCCCTGTGTTTGAAACCAAATCGTTGGCGCCGACGCTGCGCTCGTCAATTGAAAAATACAGTTCTTGAAATAGTAATTTCTCCGTCCGTAATAACCAAACTGAAGCGCTCCAGCAGTTGTGATCGCATCGATAAATTTGAACCCCTGCCAATAGACATCACAGATCGCATCCAGATTAAGCGCCGATCCTACATTGGAAATTGTCGCGCCAGCCAAATAATCAGAAGCGACAGGAGGCACCGAACCGGTACGGTTCACCGAAATGACTTGCACTTGCCCGAAAGCAAATCCGGACAAACCATGAAAAGAATAACACAGAGTGCTGCCGCCTGTATAAGTCTCGTTATGATCGCTGGAAACAAAAATCCGATCGCCTACAACACCTCTGCCATAGGATGTGCCGCCATACCCACCGTTAGAACTAAAAGTCATAACGGTACCACCGGCTGCCCCCCAGCCATAAGCACTCTGCCCCGTCACATTGGTGAACGTCACACCGCCCGTGGTGACAGTTCCATTGTTCTGAGCCGGCGTGGAACTAGTCCAAGTCGGTTCAGCACCCGAAGTCCCTGCAGTCGTGCAACGAAACACAAACGACGCATTGAACGCCGGCGCCGAGGGCTTGATGAGATCGCCAACGCTATAGACATGGCTCGGCTGGAACGCCGCAATCGCCGCGTAAGCTACCGACGATATGTACCAATCAGCCATTACTGCAACGCCTTCACGCTGTACGAATAGATCCCGTTACATCCCCACATCATCAGTGCGAACTTGTGCCCAGCAATCGTGGTGAATGCATCTCCTGGATTACCGACCGTCCAACCAGGGAATGTGATTGCGCCCGCACCAGTCTGATTGAAGATCATCAAGATGCAGCTGCCAGCCTGCGATGGCGCGCCAATCGTGAACGCACCGGCGTTATTGACCCACTGGATTGGATTGAGCGAGAAGTCGACCGTGAAACTTCCAGTCGGATATTGATACGGCGTCGAATACACACCACCAGATAAATTCTGCCCGGTTGCGCCAAGCAACATCGCACCGCTCGATGAACCGGTTGGTCCAGTCGCGCCGGTATTTGTTGCAGTTCCAGGCGGCCCGGTGGGACCCGTGCCTAATGGACCTGTGACGCCCGTCGGCCCTGTAAATCCTATAGGACCAACAGCACCCACTGATCCTGTTGCACCTGTCGCACCAGTATTCGTCGCACTTCCTGGCGCTCCCGTTGGACCACTCGACTGCACCGTCTCGATCGCGAAATACGAATCGAGCGCGACGATCGTAGCGTTCACCGTATTGTACTGAAAAATGAGAACTTCAAAATAATCGCCAGCGATAACTGGAATGGGACCAGAAACCAGCGTGAGCCACGATTCAGTAAACTGACCGCCAGTGATCTGCCCAGTACGGCCAGGCCAACCAAATTCAATACCATTCTTGTAAAATTGAATGTGTGCGCCTTGGCCAGACGTCGCCACGTTGGTTAAACGAATGCTCGCAGACACCCGCACATAATTGATGCCTACCGGTACGGTTAGCCGTGAAGTATTGCTAACTGAATTGTGCCAACCAGCAGTATCGAAAGCCGCACCGCTCCAAGGAACGGTAAACCGCGTGCTAGAATTGGAAATGTCTTGTCCAGTCAGATCAGCGGCGTTGCGCGCCATGCAGCCATTGAACGAACCAGCACCCGGACCCGTCGGACCCGATGGCCCGGTCGGGCCACCCAACGGCCCCGTTGGTCCAACGATGCTTAATCCTTGAGGTCCAGTGGGGCCTGTGAACGCACCGGCGCCCGTCGGCCCGGTTGCTCCCGGCGGCCCTGGTGCTGTCGGTCCGATAGGCCCTGGCGAGCCCGCTGGTCCAGTTTGGCCTACTGCTCCTGTTGGACCAGTGAACGCACCAGCGCCCGTAGGTCCTGTATAGCCTGTAGGCCCTGTCGTCGTAGAGCCCGTCGCTCCCGTGCTCCCAAGGCCGGTCGGTCCTGTTGGACCAGAAGGGCCTCCAGATGGTCCAGTAGGTCCCGTGCCAAAAATTGGAACGACGGGCCAAGCTGCGATGGGGGCCGGATCATTCGAGACAATAGGCATCGAAGCCACCCCCAGGGTGTGCTACGATGCGCAACGGGATCGATGCAGTAACACCGATCCCGTCACTTGACCTCGAACTGAATGGAACAGTCCGATGCCCAAAACAGACGGCAGATTTAGACACGGGTATGCTACAAAGAAAAACGAACATCCGCTTTACGCAACTTGGGAAGCTATGCGCTCTCGATGTAACAATCCAAACTCTACGGGCTACGTTGATTATGGCGGTCGCGGCATAAAAATATGTGACCGTTGGAATAAATTTGAAAATTTTCTGGCTGATGTCGGTGAGCGTCCACCTAATCATACAGCTGATCGAATCGACACTGATAAAGATTATGCTCCTGAAAATTTTCGATGGGCTACCCCCGAAGAACAAGCCCAAAGTAAACGACCAATCCGCACCAAACTCAGTCAATTCAGCACTGCCGAACTTTTGGTTGAATTGCTGCGTCGAGAAATTCACGGCTGACTGACTCCTTGAATAACGCGCAAGGAACCATGCATTAGCACTGTGCGGATCGCCGGCGTAGAGCCATCGAACATAATTAAATCGTAGACATACATTCCAGGATTCAAAGCAGCCTGGATAATTGCCGGCGCGACATTGAGATGGATAACTCTTAAATTTATATCGTCGACAATGATTTGTCCATTTGCTGTCGTAGGATTCAGCAACGGCGTGGCCTGATAACGATCGATCTTGATTTCCATCTCCCAGTTAAAAGTAAGCTGCCAAGTAAAATCTCCCGGTTGCCCAAACTGAAACGCATCCTGCCAAGTCGTGCCATTACCGATAACGATATTCACTTCGGCCGAGGTCGCGCTTTGGTTCTGATCCCACGACATCATTTACCTCGGCGTCGGAGTCGGATGGACGTTGAACGTGCTCACGCCACCCTTCTGGCTCGTCACTCGGAACTGCTGCGGATATGCCCACGCCTGTGCACCAACAGTATTCGCACGCATCGATGCGACACGCGCATGCGCAATTCCGTCACGAAATTTCGTTTGATGAAAATTGGATAGCTGGGCATTGCTATAGCTATTTCCCGGCTGCAACATCATATTGCCCAGCACGCCGTGCAACAGCACGATATGATGCTTCGGCAACAACCAATCAGGAATGTTTGGCGGAAAACACTTCAACGGATCAGTGACGGTTTTTACCACGTACACCGACATCGGCTGCACTTGGGAATACGCATAGATAAACTGCACCGAACCGAGATCGTCCGACATAACCGCCGGCTGCGGAGTGTTGTATTGATTGAGCACCCCCAACAACCGTAATACCCGTCCACCTTCAATCGGCATGACCGCATAATCGAGTGTGTCTGGCGTGACCATGACCTTGATCACTTCACGCCAGCAATTCGAGCCATCAAAAAATTCGGTCAGCACATCGAACAGCTGCGCACGCAACGCTGCACTCGACGCTCCAGTCAACGGCACCTGCGCCTGACCATACAACTGCGCCCAATAACGATCGATCTCGTCTTCATCGCTCATCGATCGCCTCGTTTACCGCTGGGTGGCGAACCACCAGTCACCACACCGATAGCGTGACCGATCAATCCAGCTGAGAACAAACTCAGGAATGCCGACGCTCTGGCGTCCTGATAATCCTCCTGATCGCGCTCGAGTGCGTGACCTACCAACCCATGCACGAGAGCCAAACGAAACTGCGGCTCCATGTCGACATAAGTGTTATCGACTGCATTGAACGCTTGCGTCTGCCCACTGACCTTCAGATTGAAAACAAACAGATCCGATCGCAGTCGACGCGCTTCCAGCAGCGTCAAATTGAGCGCCATCAGCAGCGAGGGATCTTCGTAACGAAAAGGCTCAACTTTATCCTGCAGGAGAATACGCGCTTCGGTGATGTAGTCAGCGACAGTGTTCAGCGTCGGCTGATCCTGATCGCTGAAATCGCCGAAATATGATGGAGATGTCGCCACCCTAGGCTCCTCTCCGAAGGAACCTAGGGCGCGCTTCTTAAGATTTGCTTAAGCTTAACCACCCGAGATGACCTGAGCCTGACAGAGCGCGGTGTTATCGACGATTTGATAACCGTAGACTTGCAGACCGCGCAAAATCTGACCGAAGGTCAATTCGGATCGCAGCGTCTCCACCTTGGAGATCTGCGACGCGAACGTCAGCGCATGGGCGTGTCCAGCATAGACCGGCGCCTCACCAGCAGCGAAGTTGGTTGCGTCCGTCGCGCTACTCGGCAACAAGTTCGAGATGTAGATCGTGAACCTGTCGACTTCACCAAGCCGTCCATTTCGCAGCATCGAGACCGGATCACCAGAGAGGTAAGCTTGTCTCAATTCTGACTGCTTGATTTGTCGTCCGGCCCACGAAGGCATCACCACCCAGCGTCCGACCTCGGGAATATTCATCTCGTCGAGGCATTGTCCGAGACGAAGCAGAACGTCGATGATTTCCACCTGACCGGCAGTCGGATTACGCCCGACTGTCGTGATTGGCGTGCCCTTGATACCAAGATTGATGTTACCGCTGATGTTGCCAGCAGTCGCACCTTTATTCTTGGCATTAGCACCACCGACGATACCGCCGAGCACATCGCGATCGACCGTGATTTTCAATTGTTGTGCGGCGTCATCGCTCCACATGCTGAGGATATTCAAATCGCTTTGAACCTCCATGACGTCGTCGAGGATCAGCGAGAAGTACTTACCGTTACCGATATAGAGCTCCACGCTGTTACCGGAGGGGCGATCAAGACCAAGCAAACCGTCGGCCAGATAATCGCGGATCTGAATCGTCGGCTTTGTTCTGATCTTGACACGATCGCCCATATTGGCGATTTCGCCTTCGTAATCGGTGTTTGATATCGCCGCAAGCACGGTGCTCGCGTAAAACTTTTCAACCAGTTTTGCTGACCAAATTTCCGTTCTGTTACTACGCGGTCAGCACCCGCGTTAGACTTGGTGTTACCCAAGCGAGACAGCCATTTCTGCTGTCTTCTCCATGTCACCATGAAGGCCGGACTGTCGCATCAAAGAAGCAATTCGCTTCATTGCCCTCTCGCTCAGTCTCTGCGGGTCCACCTTCATAGCGCGCAACTCTTCAGCAAAAGCTGCACGCGCCTGCTCCATCCCCACATAACCGGCAGTGGTAAAGCGGCCAGACGCATTGTCCAACCACCACAACACGAGTTTTGCCTGTTCTGCTTTCAGGATCAGGTGAGGAAGGATCAAATTCAGAAAACGACGAATATCATCGCCACTTAGCCATTCAAGCGACCAACTACTTTGCTGGTTCTGCTTACCCTTGCGGGTTAAAATATGGCCTCCGAATTTGGCATGAAGCTGATCTGCCAAATAGCGAGCACTGTCCGTCATGCACATACGAACTCGCGGTCGCACGTACAATCTTGGCCTGCTCACTTTTGGATACATCCGCTGCACGTCAATACACCCTTCGCCATCGAAGAGACCAGCTAAGTATTCCGGGGTCATTTATACCACCATATTGGAATAAACTTAGCATGGTTTAGTGGTTCCCTCGGGTTACGTCAAGGACGCGTTCCCGGTGTTCAGAGAGGGTTTTACATCCCCAAAAATTACTTACGGCTAGGGATGAAGCCAGTCGCCTGCAAGGTATTTGCAGTCGAGCCAACAGGAGTAAGGGGAGGACTGGTACCGCTGGTAGCGATACCAAAGCCAGTGGTCGGAATAGGCATCGAAGTAGTCCCTATGCATGGGGACTACCCCGCGATCTTAGCTAGACAGGCGCAGCCCCCGGTTTACCGGATGCGCCCTTCTCGTCCAGCTGCAATGATCTCAGCATCCTGCCGCGCCCACTCGGCCTCACGGCCGACGTAAGCACCTTTGCGATGCGCATCATACAACTGCTTGATCTGAGCGCGTGAATAAATGGGCTTTTCAGTGGGCAACGAAGTGTCACCACCAGTCGCCGGTCTTGCCCGTCCAGGGGCCGCTAGGGAGGCCAGGGGTACCGCCGCTTCCCGTGGGGGCGCTTGCCCTGTGGGTGTCGACGCTGGCGCCTCGATGTGGCCTGTGGCGGCTTCCTCTTGCTTGAAGCCGTTGAAGAACGAAATTACGCGGTGGGCCGAAGCTGTCGCGATAGCATCGTTCAACAGCGTCTGTCTAACACGTCCAGATAAAACGTCAATCCCGAGCAGCCATCGGTGCCAGCGCGGATTGCGGTCGATCTCACGAAAATCCGGCACCGCCTGCTCGACCATCTGATCAAGACTACGCCGACGTTCATCGGCCACTTGACGGCGAAGAAGGGCGTTCTGCTCCTCGATCTCCTGGATCTTGGGCGCGACCATCTCCATCGCCGCCCGCTTGCTCATATCGAGCAAATCTCTGCCGTAATTCTGCTCGTCTTCCGGCGTCAGGTATTGCGGCGGGGGCGTAACCGCGGCGCCTGGTTGTCGCTCTCGCGGGGCTCTGGGGGCTTGCTGCTGGTTGTGCTGCAAATGCAGGAGCTCGCTCCCCAGCTGCTCCAACTGCACCTGCATCTCACCGATTATCCGCTGCGACGCGGCCTGC